CTTAGACATTCGCACGGCAAGCAACTACATTGTACTGTCTGATGGGGATGGAAATCCGCAAGGCATTGTTAATGGATCAGGCAATTTCGGCTTGGGGGTTACTCCTAGTGCTTGGGGTAGTTTTAAAGCATTTGAATTGCCAAATGGTGCTTCAATTGGTCAATACAGCACATCACCTACACTTTTCCTAAATTCAAACGCTTATTTTAACGGCACTAATTGGTTTTATAAAACTTCAGCACCATCCTCAAGACTTCAAGTTAATGGAGCAACGGGTACATTTGAATGGCTCAACGCCCCCTCTGGCACAGCAGGTAACGCCATCACCTTTACCCAAGCAATGACGTTGGATGCGAGTAATAATTTAACGGTAACAGGCGGCGCAACTATTCAAGGTCTTACGGTAGGTTGTGGGGCAGGTGCTCTTTCAAGTAACACTTCTGTAGGCCGTAATGCTATATTGACAAACACTGGCGCTGGAGCTGCGCAAACGGCATTTGGTGAAAATGCTTTAAAACTAGGTTCTTCTGGTAATTACAACACTGCTTTAGGTCGCAATACATTGCCCGCATTAACAAGCGGTGCAAACAATTTGGCTGTGGGAGAAGCTGCTTTATTTGTTAACACAAGTGGTTCTTTTAACGTTGCTGTTGGTAATGGGGCGCTTCAATCAAGTATTACAGCTTCTAACAATACGGCACTAGGCTATCAAGCGTTATTTAATAACACAACTGGTTCTGGAAACGTTTGTGTTGGATCAATAAATTCTGCTGGAATTAACAATCCAGTTTTTAACGTTACAACAGAAAACAATCGTGTTGTAATGGGTTCAACAGCAGTTACCAATGCTTATATACAAGTGGCGTGGACAGTTGTATCTGATGCACGCGACAAAACCAATTTTGCACCAGTGCCTCATGGTTTGGAATTTGTTAAGCAGCTTAAACCAGTTGCGTATCAATTTAAAGTAAGCCGTGAAGATGATACCCCCCAAGGAAATGTAAAATACGGTTTTAAAGCACAAGACATATTAGAGTTAGAAGGTGACAATCCCGTTATTGTTGATAATGAAATGCCTGAAAAACTTAAATTTGTCGATCAACATTTGTTGGCAGTAATGGTAAAAGCTATTCAAGAATTAACTGCTAAAGTTGAAAAATTAGAAAGTAAAATATGACAACTGTATTTCTTTCTCCAGTTGGCGGTGTTGCTGCGCAATTTTTTGACAACAATGGAAACCCGTTAATTGCGGGTAAATTGTTTACTTACAATGCTGGCACAACTACACCTGCTGTTACATATACAACTAACTCTGCAAATGTTGCTAGAACAAACCCAATTATTTTAGATTCTGCTGGCAGAGTGTCGGAAGGTGGTTTAATTTGGATTACGTCTGCCGCATACAAATTTGTATTAAAAACATCAACTGATGTTTTAATTGCTACATGGGATAATGTTGTAGCAACAGGTGCAAATTCATATACACCGCAAAATTTTACAGGCGATGGAACTACTGTTAGTTTTACTTTGCCTGAACAACCAAATAATGAAAATTCAACTTTTGTCTATATTAATGGAGTGTATCAACAAAAAAATACATATTCTGTAATAGGCGCAGTTTTGTTGTTTTCTCAAGCGCCACCAATTACATCTAATATTGAGGTAATGTACTTATGACCGATAAAAAAATCTCTGCGCTTACGGCGGCATCTACTCCGCTTGCTGGAACAGAAGTATTGCCAATTGTTCAATCTAGTGCAACAGTAAAAGTTGCAGTTAATGATTTAACAGTAAAAAATATACGTTCAAATGCAACAACTGGCATTTTGCAAATTACTGGTCCAGCAGCAGCATCTACTCGCGTAATGACTACACCAGACGCAAATTTTACTGCCGCAAGAACTGATGCAGCGCAAACTTTTACTGGAGATCAAACTGTTAATGATAATTTATTTGTTGGTACTACAACAGCATCTGGTTCTGCATCAAATTCAAAAGTTATAGCTGGAGGTCGATTTAGAACTGTAGCTGGCTCTGTTTCTGCTGCAAATGCAACAGCAACTACTTTATTTACTGTCCCTACAGGTCTTGGCGCGTATTTTGTAACGGTTAATGTGGATGCAGACGCAACCGCATACGCAGCAACTTATCTTATAAATACGCAAGGTGGTTCGGCAACTGTTGCTACTTTAATTTTTAAAGGTGCATTAGTTACAATTACTGTGTCTGGTTATGACGTTAAAGTAACACAAACATCTGGGGCAACCGCAACCGTTTCATATTCTGCAATCAGAATTGCATAAGGAATAATTATGTCGTTGACAAAAGTAACATACAGCATGATTAATGCTGCGCCAGCAAACGTGCTGGACTATGGCGCTGATCCAACTGGCGTTGCAGATAGCACTGCGGCATTTAACACAGCAATTGCAACAACAAAACCTGTATATGTTCCTAATGGAACATATTTAATAAATGTAATTATTACAAACAAAACTATAATTTATGGCGACGGTTCTTTGGTATCAATAGTTAAACCATATAACACAGCAATTGCTGCTATGACTTATGCTGTTCAAGCTGGCGATTGGTATTACCATTCAGAAATTAAAAATATTGGTTTTAGAGGTACAAGTAAAATTGGTGTTGGTTTTACTTTTGGTAAAACTGTGCCAAGTAGCTATGTTACAGACGATGAATTTTGTCACAATGTAAAATTTTACGGATGTTATTTTACTGGCTTGCAAAAAGGAGTTCAATTTCCTTTTGGCAATATTGGCACCGAGTTTTATTCATGTTCATGGGGTGGAAATTATTACGGCGTTTACACCATAAATAATAAATTTGGCGGCACAATGCACGCTGGAAATAAATATTTTTATTCTGGTTATTTTGGCGAAAACGATGTTGGTTTTTATTACAACAATACAACGGATGGTAGCGGTGGTATTTCTTTTTACAGCACTATTTTTGAAGGTAATAAAATTGCTGCTTACACTTACTCAACACCTCACCCATACGCACCAATTGTATTTAACGATACTTGGTTTGAAACAAATGGAACATACAAAGGTGGTTCAACCAATGTGGATGTGTGGATCGGGACAACTGTAACCCCAACATCGTTTACAAACAGAACTGTAATTGTTGATGGCGACAATGCGCTGATTAATTTCAATGGTGGATTTTTAACGGATTTTAACATTGCAGCCACAAACAGTCGTGTCACTATGACAAACGCAAGAGTTGAAAACAATACAATTGTTCTTGGTGGCCCATTTACGGTAGAAGCAAGTTCAATGCTGCAATCTATCAATTCTTATACTTCTAATGGAAGTAATGCTGCTGGACTTGTAGCTACTGGTATGTTTTCACCAGGCAATTTTGCAATGAATTCTACTGCGCCAACATCAAGAGCAATTACAACAACACCACGAAACTCCAAGATTACCAATTACGGCTCATCTAGGGTGGCAAGCGACCCGTTTACTACATCTAGGACTACAAGCGGGGCTTTAAGTTTAGTTGGCACTATTGTGTCTGATGGTATTATCTACAACACTTGTAACGAATGGACTCGCGCTGCAATGAGTTCTTCGGAAGCAGTGTTTATTAGCACAACAAATGCAACCACAGTTGTTGGCACTTGGTATGTTGCAACAATTGATGTAAAAATAATTGCTGGAGCGCCTAGTTTTTCAATTGACGATCAAAGCGCAAATATTTTGGCATATTTAATTGTTCCAACAATTAACAAATGGTACACCATAGCAGCCATAGGAAAAGCAAACAGCGCGACCACAATTGCATTGTGGACTACTGGTTCAAACGCAACTTGCACATGGAGACATTCTGCATTTCAAATTCATAAATTTAGCACTCAACTTGAAGCGCAAAATTTTTTAATGTCTTGTGCTTACGCAGAATCTTAACTAACCATAACAAATTCAAGCATAATATGCTTACAAACCGTATCGGCGAGGTTCACCGAGGAATCGAAGGATTCATTTAAATGACTGATGAAGTATTAGCGGAATCAACACCCGCGCCAGAACTGGAAACCACGGCGGTTACTCCAGAAACTGTAATTGAAACGCCGGAAGTAGCCGTTAAAACATTCTCGCAAGAGGAACTTGACGCAGCTATTGGTAAACGCCTTGCAAGAGAACAGCGTAAGTGGGAACGAGAGCAAGCACAACGACAAGCGGAAACGCAAATTGTGAGAGCTGCGCCTACTGCTACCGTTGACCAGTTTGAAAGCCCAGAAGCCTATGTGGAAGCATTGGCATATTCAAAAGCCGAAGAATTGATTTCTAAACGTGAAGCAGCTAAACAGCAATCAGCAGTTCTCGAAAGCTATCAAGAACGTGAAGAATCGGCTAGGGAAAAATACAGTGATTTTGAACAAGTTGCTTATAACCCAAAACTGCCAATTACTAATGTGATGGCTGAAACTATTCAATCTTCTGATATTGGTGCTGAATTAGCATATTATCTTGGGTCAAACCCAAAAGAAGCAGATAGAATCTCGCGTATGGCTCCTTATGCACAGGCCAAAGAAATTGGGAAAATTGAAGCTAAATTAAGCGACAATCCACCAGTAAAGAAATCTACTTCAGCGCCTGCACCTATTTCACCAGTTACTGCGCGAGTAAGTGGAAATCCATCTTATGATACGACTGACCCACGGTCTACTAAAACCATGAGTACGTCAGAATGGATTGAAGCAGATCGAGCACGACAGTTGAAAAAATGGCAGGCAAACCGTTAATACTTTTTAGGAATTTAAAATGAGCAATTCACTACTTACCATTGACATGATTACCCGCAAGAGTCTTGAGATTCTTGAAAATAATCTTGTTATTACCCGCAATGTAAATCGTCAATATGATGATTCATTTGCCGTTGAAGGTGCCAAAATTGGCTCTACTCTGCGTATTCGTTTACCTGATCGCGCTTTGGTTACTGACGG